TGATGATTTTGGTTGTCTATCAAATGCTCGACAACCTCAAAGACGCTCTCGTGCGGTTCTGTCTTTTCGCTCCACCAATAACCTAGCTTTTTCATTTTGCTACTCCCTGCGGATTATACACCCGCCGAATAAAATAAGTCCTCGTCGTATTGCTCTTGTTCGGAAAGACTCTTTGTGTCCGACGTTTCAGGCAACAGTTGTACCTGAGCACGTTGGATCTGAGGCTTTTCCCATAGCTCTACTTCGATATCACCAACTCGTAACCGCTTAAGACCGTGCTTCTTAGCGGCTTCAATAATCTCTTCTAGTTCAGCGCCCATTCATTTTCCCACCATGCTTGACCGTCCTTGTCGTCTATTGCTTCTGCTTTTTCATCCCAAATTTTATTCTCTAAAGCAGCATAATATGCAGGAGTGCCTTGCTTTGGTTCAGCAGCTTTCTCCCTGTACGTATAATGCTTGCTCTCGCGCCACGCATATAAACACGCATCTGCGAGGTGATTCTCAAAACGCGAATCTTCTTTTTTTCTGTCTTCGTCCCACTGGAGTAAATCCCACTCATCTAATATCTCGCACCCTTCAAACACCTTAATGAATCCACAATGGAGGTCTGAGTTCATAAGTTCAATATAGGACGCTTTGTTACGTTTCTCTGCTGCACGTATTGGCAGCTCGTACCGATAGCGAAATTCTTCAACAATAGACTTACCCAGGCCCCCCGTATCGGCGACCATGATATTGAAATCATACTGTGAATCAAGCTCTTTGATTTTTTCAGCTATCTGCGCCGGGATTAGTTTGCTCTGCTTGTAGCACTCGACAACATAGAAGTCCGGCAGCTCAGGACAATACGCACCGATTACAAAAGCGGTGGCGTCTTCGTATCCCAAATCGACTCCCAGTATATAATGAAAGTCATGCTCGTGATGCGGTATCTCGGTGTAGAAGTTTTTCTCTTGGGTGTATTTGTAAATCAGCGAGTCGTTTGAGCGTATCCACTTACCCAGCCACTCCCGCATATAAACAGGGTGGTTCTTGTCCCAGTGCTTTTGCTTCATCCGGCGCTCAAGCCATTGCTCGGCATGGGGAATGTGGGGGTTTTCCATAATGGTCCAATGGTGATTGCTGTAACCTTGGGCCTTATCGGTCGACGCCCTGTGGAACATCCCCGAACAAGCAGCGTTGGGGGTTCCAATCATGGCAAGCGTACCGTTGTGGTCAATCAGCGCAGGTTCCAAAACTTCTTCAACCAGCTCTTCAAGGTGGCGTCCGAAACTTGCGGCTTCGTCAAGAATAACCAGGTGGTAAGCAGAACCCCGCAGCTTATCAATATCAGCTTCATCGTTTGCTCCCGTTAGCACAAGTTGGCTTCGGTTGGGGAGCGTAGCAATAAGTTCAGAGTTATTAAAGTGCATGCCGATGTGGTACTTGCGGTTGGCCCTTTTAAGCTCCATCCACATAAGCCGCTTGGCGCTGTTGCGCGTTAGGGCAATATAAGCCGAGATGCTGTCGGGATTTCTAGAAGCAGTCTCGATCAAGTAGTAGCAGGCCGCATAAGTTTTACCCGCACGGCGAGAGCAGAGAGCAGTCTTGAAACAGGCAGGGTCATCGATAAAATCGAGTTGCTGCTGGAACAAGTCCTCTTGCCACCGGTAGGAGCGGTTTCGGGCAACGCCCTTGTCCTCTTGCAAGGCTTCGGGGTCGCCAAAACGCTTTATGTACTCCTGGACAACTTCCCGAGCGTTATGCTTGGGCGGTGATTTCGCCATTACTCTGAGCCTTCATGCTTTTTGGTTTCCGGGTAACTTTCTTCTTTTCTTCAACAACTTCGAGGTGAGAGATTGATGACATGGGCAGATACATCGTCCCGTGCTTCTCATGGATGACAATGATGCCATTCTTGTTTGGCCCCCACTTCAAAATGAACCCTTTGTGGTTTGGTGCCTTTAGATTGATAGCAATCTTGTCAAACACTGGGCGGCTGTCATGCTTTAGCGTAAATCCTACAATTTCCATTTTCCATCCTCAAATTTATCAACCCCAGTAGGTTCTTGAACCTGTGGGACATAGAAAAGATTATACCGGTCGCGCAGAGATTTATACACATAACCTTTATGGCTACAGATAATAGGCTCTCCGCTTCGGTGTTCAAAGTGGCCAAGCAATAGTTTGGCTAGACCGAGACGCCGAAAAGCATCTTTAACATAACAGTAATGCACTAAAAGAGGCCCTGTTTTAGTCCTAATTCCGCACATCCACGCAAAAATCTGATTGGGGTCGTCGTCCATTACGGCCATAACGGTAACCGACTTCTCCATTAGGTTGCGGATAATCTTCCGATGGCTCTTGTACAGAATGCCCCGATGTTGGTCCTTGTTTTGGTCGGCGTAGCTTCTCATCCAAGTGCTGTAAACAAGAGCGGAGTCGGGCGAGCTTGCTAGGCGAACAAGCACCGGGAGGCGGTCGCTGTCTTTAAGCGGATTGTAGGCGAGGGTTGCATAAGGTGTGCTCATTTAGATTTACCCTGTAGTTTCTTGTAGGCAATGTCTGCCAGGCGCTTAAGCTCATCATCGGAGATTTGGTCGAGCTGATTCTGCTCCCGAATCCCGTGCTCAAGATTAGCCAGTTGGCAGATGCTGCGGGTCAACTGCCCAAAGTGCTGGGAGTCTCCCTTGTCCATGCCGCCACCCGACACCGTTTGTCGCATCAGTCTGCGAGTCTCCGCGTCGATGATTGTGTACATGTTCTCCATCATAGAATGGAGGCTCGGCAAAATATTGACATCGATAAGGGCCTGAGCTTCGCGGTTGATTTCCACGAAAGCACCTTCGGCCTCTATGTCTTGGTCGGCCTGCGCCAGAAGCTCTTCTCGGTCCTGTTTCCCGGCGGCACCCTTGAGAGATGCTTCATCGTACCGGACCTTGAGCTTTCCGGCGTTGAATATTTTCCTGCTCATTTATGCACTCCTGTGCTCGTCCCTCGAAAGGGCACCAAAAGGTGGTGCGATGCTGGGAGCTGACTAAGTCAGTTTGGGATAGCTTGCAGGCGCTACATCCCAACACCGCGAGACTACAGTAGAATACACTGAAGGGGCATTCAAGGGAAAGCTGGTAACACCGTGCGTCAAAACGGGAATTTAGGAGAGTGACGAGGAGGGTATTTAATTAAAACGGGGGAACCCGGATCGGGGGTCGGGTAGGGTCATGACGCGGCGTTTCATGAATTGCCGTTCAGTGAATGCCGCCTGGCTGAACATAGGTTCAGTACTGAACAAGGGTTCACTTACCAAGGGTCATTGAATGAATGACCGTTCAGTTTATGACGCAACGTTTAATGAATCCCGGTTCAGTTTATCCATTGAATGAACGACCGTTCAGTTTATGGTGAGGGTTAACATGAGCAGCAATTCAAGGAATCGGGCACGAGTCGAGCGCGGGAAGGGGTTTTGATCCCTACCCTATCCACCTATTTGTGCTGATTTGACCTGTAAGGAGCCCTTAGAGCGTTCAAAGTGCTCTTAGTACTTGTAATATAAAACGCCCTAAGAGCAATAGATCTACCCAATGATTTACCTGGATCTATCCTTCAGTCAAGCCATGTATAGAATGTACGAAATGAAGCAGTTTTCGCCATCTTTTATATTTCGTATTTTGCCCTTGTAAGTAGCTGTTAGTACGTAAACTATATAGTATAGACGTTTTATCTACATTTCGTTATTCTATCGATTATTCCCAATTTCCCCAGTGATATCGTGCTCTTGTGTTATCTCGTGCTTTTTCGCGTTCGTTTTTTTCGTACATTTCGTTTTAACTCTATGCACGAAACTATGCACGAAACGTTTTTTTCGTACATAGAAATCATCTTTTAACTTGACGTGTATGTTCAGTAGCTGTAACCATACCGTATCACTTAAAAATTTTTTTAGTGAGTAACAAGGACACAAGAGAATGCGAGTTAAGTTTTGGAAACACGCTATATCCACAATGCCCAACACTTTCATTTATTCAGCCATCACCTATCTTAAGATAGCCGGTGCATGGGCTTGCACTCGATATCTGAATAACAACAGTGGCTATGGTCTAAAGCCCAACATCTATTTCAGTTGGAACGAAAACGGTGCTCCTCTAAGCCGCTATGATTGCCGCGATATGTGGGGTTGTCCATTGATGGGCTACGGCGATCGATGGCGTCGTTATGGGCTGACTAGACACGAACCTACTGTTTACTACGACCCGCACAATGACCGCCAATGGCTTGGTTACTAATCAACCCACCTCATACATCCATTTAAGCCGCCCTAGAGCGGCTTTATTGGTGTCAACTCACTAACAAGGACACAAGATAATGAATGACCATCTAGATCTAGAATTCGCTTATGGGATCGACCTACCCGAAACAGTCACACGATCCGAAGCTATCCAAGAGATCCGCCTTCACTCGTGTTGTGCTGTCGAGTTTTTAGAAGATCTTGGAAGCCATGAAACCTACCCCGCCGCCGCTGTTTTGGGCTGGCTTGGGTATTGATTGTCAGATCTTCAAATCAATTTCGTCTAACACAATTAACAAGGACAAAGACAATGGCACAAGAACAGATCATATTGAAAACTGATACCGAATTACTTAAGGCCTCAACTCGCTTTGATAACGAGATTCTAGTTGTTGCTGAAGATTCTGAGGCCCCACTTTGGATCTACTCGTTTGACGCTTATGGTTCGCCTACTTGCATCGTAAGTGCAGTAAGTTGGAATAGTGCATACGAGGCGTTGATCGATGAGTTGCCAACTATTCCAGAGTCGGAAGTATATGAGGCTTATGGTTTTGAAACCCAAGCTGATTTTGAGGCCCGTTTTGACGATGACCTATATGAATGGTCCGAGCTTGCTGAAGGTTATCGATATCAATCCAACTGCACCGGCACCGGTATCGTGAGCATCGGACACCATGAAAGCCTTTCACCTCTTACTACCGACTATCTGAAACAATCCGGGATCAAGCTGTCAATCGGCGTGATCGACAACTACTAAAACAAGGACAAAGTACAATGGCAGTTTATTCAGACAACGAACTACACGACACGATCAACGCATATTTCACGCTCTTAAGCGCCGATATGGCGGGCCGTGCGATCAATAAGAAACAACTCTATCGCGATCTTCAAAACAAGTACGATCACGTTCGTTCGCTCGGCTCGTATGAGTCCAAGATGCAAAATATTGGGGCGGTGATGCATTCGATCGGGCTGCCTTATGTGAAAGGGCTTAAACCTCGGGGCAATGCAGGATCTAAGCTTCGCCTTCTAATTAAAGGCATAGCGATCGATCGCGGATTGATTGAAGTGGCAAGTTGAGACTTGCCTAATTGAACTCGGGATTGGCTCGGGTTCAATGTGGGAAGTCTTAGCAGCTCAGAACAAGGACAAAATTATGGTTGATATCAAATCAGAATTACTCGATCGGGTTGCGCATTGCGACCCTGAACTAGCAGGAAAAACCGCGCGGCGTATGCTGGTTTTCTGGCTTGCGGGTCAACGTAAAATTGACGTGATCGACTGGGTCTTATTCGGGACCTATCCCGAGGATTGGAGTTTTGACGATGAATAGAAAAGATTGGAGAGATTGCTACTGGTTTGACAAGGGCTTGAACCGGCAACGCATAACGCGACAAAGTACCGCCCGTGCTTACATTTCCGAGGGACTCGATACAATTCAGGATCGGGTTATTGAGGCCAAGATTGACGCGTGGGTTCAGGATCAGATTAAGGATCAGATCGCTAAAGATTGGGCCGAATATCGGGAAAACTTGAAACCGTCCCGCTTTGAAACCGAGCGAGCATGGGACGACCATTTAATGGAATAATTTAACGCGGGCGTTCATTGCACCTTAGAGCTAAACACAAAAACATCGGAGCGGATATCATGAGCGATTTAACGGTATTATTGACGGGCCAAGATTTGGCCGACTATCTAAAAGAACGGTTTCCACCTCAAGAGGTGGAAAAGGCCGTAACCAAGCTAATCAAAAACATAGGAGCGGGTATCATGACAAAATCAATCAAACCTATTCAGGGTGAAAGTCGACTTTCTAAGCACGTTAGGTGCTGGATTAATAATCAGGTTCAGGACGATAACTACGACGCCGCAAGCGTGATCAGAGAAGTGACCGAGCACGGGTGCCAATCGGGTATCGTTGGCGATCTGATCTATTATTCTGACACTGTGAAATTCTACAAAAAACATCGCGGCGATATTTCCGCGCTATTGGCTGAGATGCTCGACTCTTGCGGGTGCGGTGTCTCGGGTCTGTTCGGCGATAAGTGGGACGAATTTGATCCGCTGGCTGATGATACCCAAAATCAGAATTTGCTCGCGTGGTTTGGCTTTGAGGAAACCGCTCGCCAAATCGCTGATCAGATCGGGGTGGAAGTATGACACGCCGCACACTGATCGTTATGATTCAAACACGGCTGCAAAGCCTCTACACCGGCTTTGCTGGGGAAGGGAACATATGCACCTATGATCTAAACCGCTTGATTGAGTACTACCGTGTACTTGCCGTGCATAATGCACTTGATCAGCAATGAATACGAGCGGGTTTAATCTACGGATTGGACCTGCTTTCTATTTTTTTCTGGGGGCGCGCGTGGCCGTCCTTGCCTGATCAGCAAAAGCCAATCTTGGCAGTCAAGCCCACACCGCGGCCTGGCCAGGCTCCAATCTGGTTCAGGTCGCAACAAGGACAAAAATCATGGGACCAATTGAACATCTACAAGAATCTTGCACGTGGGAACACCCCGCGTACTATGGCGGCCACTCCCCAGAGGGGGATTACGTGATCTATTCTCAAAATCGGGATAGCTCTATCCTCGAAAAAACCAACTATGATGAAATTTTGCGGGTCTTAACAGAAGCGCAAGAAAAGCACCCGGAAGCCCCCGAAGTAGAGGGCGAAGAATACACCCCTTGGGTTTACGATTTTCGTGCGGGCCATTGGGGTGTTGGCTGGGTTGAGTACATCATTGTACGCAAAGAAGCACCCGAGCCCCTGCTAACAATGGCCGGGGAGATATTCTGTGCCTTATCTGATTACCCCGTGTTCTGTGAGCATAAGTATTCAGAAGCTCAACACGAAGCAATCTGCGAGTATTGGGAAAATTGCGGGTCACAAGAGAAAATGGATTATTTGATTCAATCGGGTATGTCTGAGGCCGAGGCGGATCGCTTAACCGATCTGGACGAAGCGCCGCCTATGCCGGATAGCGTTTACGATGAATTATCGCAGTCTGAAATGTTTAGTTGATTTATGAAAGGGTAAGAAAATGCAAGTAGAATATAGAATTGAAGTTGAACAGGATGACCAGCCGGTTCGGGGTAACGCCCTTGATTCGGGTGATCCTGATTATGACAAAAAAGTAGAGGCCGAAATTATCGAGCGGTTAGAGCGCGGCGATGTTTGGGCTTGGGCTTCTGTTCGGGTCGTCGCCTTTGTGCCGGGGTACGGTCTGGAGGGTGACGACTACTTAGGCGGCTGCACTTATGAGAATGAGGAGCGGTTCAAATCCGGCGGGTATTATCCCGATATGATCGACGCCGCCCGCGCTGAACTGTTTCACAAAATTGGCATGATGCACGATCTTGGCGGTCTTTTGATGGATAATGAGGAGCTGAACACCCTCATATGGTCCATAGAAAAAAAATCCCCGTACAAAGTTACGGTTATTGAGGAAAAGCCAAAGGCTAGCCAAATTTATACCGGCGGGCGTTTCAGAGTCGAGCTAAAGACTGAACACGGGCGCGATGATCGGTTAAGCTACCTGCTTACCCCTCAAGCCGTCGAAGCTTACCTTTCAGGTGTTGCTGAGTTTATCGGGCCTAATTCATAAACAACTTAAAAGCCAATGGCCGGGAAACCCCCGGCTTGCGGCTTATTTTGCCTAAGCCTGGCATATGCCAGGTTGCCACCACTTTTAACAGGGACCAAAGAAAATGAAACCTTTTGAAGCTATCCAAAAATCCGTTCAGGTCGTGTGGGGTGAAGAGTATCCCAACATAGAAACCACGTGGGGCGAGTGGCTAACTGAGTCAAGTGAACCCCATATCCTTGCCGCCGTTTTCCCTGAATATGCCCTATGCCCCCCTGAACCGTTCTCCGTGGTTGACTACACCGC